ATGAGTCAGGGAAATAATAATCAGAAAAGCCGCCCGTTGGATGTGATTCGAACAGTGAAAACATCAGCCATCAATCACTGGCAAAGCCTGTTGTCTGCTTGTGGTGTTGATGTTCCGGCAAAAGGCAAACACGGTGCTTGCCCAATCTGTGGCGGCACTGACCGCTTTCACTTTATAGATGATAACCATCATGGTGACTGGCATTGTCGCCAGTGCGATAAGCCGAATCATGGTGATGGGCTGGATTTAGTGGCAAGAACCAAAGGGATCACGGTCTTTGCTGCCGCTAAGTTGGTAGCCGATGCGCTGGCACTTCCTTTACCTGAATCTCAACCAATCAAAGAAAAGCCCCGAACAGTAAAACCAATTGCAGAACGCATCGCTGCGCTGGTTGCAACTTCTGTCACGGGTGAATCTCAGTATCTGACTAAAAAGGGGCTTCAATGCTCCAATCAGCGGTTATTGAAAGATGGCTCTTTATTGCTGGTGACTCAGGCACTGGACGGCACGATCACAGGCGGGCAAACCATCAAGCCTAATGGTGAAAAACGCCTTGTCTCAGGGACTCAGAAGAAAGGCAGTTTTATTCCTGTCTCAACGATTACCGGAACACCAGACAATTTCATCATCACCGAAGGTTACGCCACAGCGTTAACGGTCAGCCAGTTACATGAGGGCGTGGTATTGGCAGCCATTGATGAAAGCAATTTATTCACCATTGCCGAACAGGTCAGAACACAGTGGCCAGATGCGAAAATTATTCTTGCTGCTGATAACGATTGGCACGAACCGGAAGAGCGGGACAAAAATGGTAGGTTAAAAAAGAACGTCGGCAAGATAGCGGCAGAAAAGGCCGCTATAGCGATTAACGGCTGGGTAACGTTACCGCCTACGGAATTAAAATCTGATTGGGATGATTATCGCCAGCATCACGGTATTGAGGCAGCAAAACAGGCATTCAGCAACGGGTTATATCAGGTTGGAGAGAAAAAACTCATGGAAGCAGAAGCAGTGATTATCCACGAAACGAAGCCTAAAAAAGCCAATAACAATCTGGCACAAATGGCAGCCAGTCAGCGCGGGGCACTATTGGTTGAGCGATACGGTAAAGTAGCGGTTAATCCTGATAGTGAAATGGTTTACCACTATAACGGTACAACATGGGAAACCGTGTCGGATAACGTATTGCGCCGGGCAATGGTGGCCATCTTTGACCAGTACGAAACCCCTTACAGCCCGAACGGGATCAATAACGCTATCTATGCCATGAAATTACAAGTGCCGGTTATTGGGGAACAACGGCAGGATTTAATCGGGTTCCGTAATGGTGTGTATGATTTATCGGCCCAACAGTTTACCCCGCACCAGCCGGAACACTGGTTAATAAACCATAACGGCATTGAATTCACCCCGCCTGCTGCCGGTGAAAATTTACCAGACCATGCCCCAGATTTTTATCGCTGGTTATCCCATGCGGCGGGAAGCAATGAAAACAAGATGAATCGCATTAAAGCCGCCCTGTTTATGATCCTGGCAAACCGCTATGACTGGCAGTTATTTATTGAGGTCACGGGCGAAGGGGGCAGCGGTAAAAGCATCTTTACCTATATCGCCACCTTATTAACGGGAGAACACAATACTGCCAGTGGCAACATGCGGGCATTAGACGAAGCGAGAGGCCGTTATCAGTTTGTTGGGAAAAGCCTGATTACGCTGCCCGATCAGGTTAAATATGTCGGTGAAGGCGCGGGCATTAAGGCGATTACTGGCGGTGATTTAATCGAAGTTGACGGGAAATATGAGAAGCAATTTTCTACGGTCATTAAGGCAGTGGTATTAGCCACCAATAACGAACCAATGAGCTTTACAGAACGTAATGGCGGTATTGCACGGCGGCGGGTGATATTCCCGTTTAACATTCCGGTCAAAGAGTCAGAAAAAGATCCACATTTGGCGGAGAAAATCAGTCGGGAACTGCCCGTTATTATCCGCCATTTATTAAACGAATTTGCCGACCAGAACAAGGCTAAAAAGCTGCTACAGGCACAACGCGATTCTAACGAGGCGTTAACGGTGAAAAGCAATTCCGATCCGTTATATCGCTTTTGCGGTTATCTGGTAACCGTCAATGATGCAACTGGGATGAAGATGGGCACTAAGAACATTAGCCCACGAGCGCCGAGGTTGTATCTGTATCATGCTTATCTTTCTTTTATGGAAGCGCACGGCTTTGAACGCCCGTTAACACTGACCAAGTTCGGCGAATCGTTGCCTAAAATTATGCTGGAGTACAAAAAGGAGTATCGGAAAGTGCGAACCAAGAAAGGTTATTCTTATAATGTTGAGTTGTCGGAAGAAGCCGAAGAGTGGTTGCCGTCATTGCCTGAATGCCGGGATTTTAAATCCCCACTATAAACTTTTTTGGATTAAGTCTGCATTCCCTGCATCATTTTAAATATCTAGTTGTATTTAAAAGAAAATAATAGATGTATAGTTATTTCTTAGCTATACATCAAATATACATTCTCTTCATTAGGATAAAAAAGGGGTGAACAGGGGATACAGTGAATGAATATCATATTAATTACTGCAAACCCAGATGTAGCAAGGCTTTGAGAAGAATGTGCAGAGGGTGCATAACTGAGAGGGTGAAAAAGATTTATAGGGGGGTATCTCTGGTAGGAGGATTACATTATCTAATTTCCAATACTCACTTTTCTTGTTTGATAAAATCATTATCACATAAAAATACTTTTATTTAACGATATAATTTAAATTAACAGTTAATCAATGGATTATAGGGCATATAACAAAATATTATTTCATCTAAATATTATCGAATGTCACATTAATATAATGTGCATTACATTGAGTGATAGTATTTTTAATTACTATGTTATATATTTTATCATTGTTATTTCGTTTTATGGTAAATTATTAACGTTACTATTGACAGAATGATGAATGGTTATATATTTTTATGGGGTAAAATAACATACAAAAGGAAATGAAATGGCAAATATTATTTACATGACCTTAAACGGTAAAAATCAAGGATTAATATCATCAGGTTGCTCAACTTATGATTCAATTGGTAATAAATATCAAGAGGATAATAAGGATAAGATATTGATTTATTCTATAGATCACGATATTAACCGAGAGCAAAATGTAAATCATCACCCTATAGTAATAACAAAGCCAATTGATAAATCATCTCCATTATTGGGAGTTTCAATATCAAATAATGAACATTTAGATTGCCTGCTTGAAATATATAGAAATAGTTCGGCAGGGGGATTGGAAAAATTTTATTCTATTAAATTAACGAACGCCGCTATAAAAAACATCTCCAGCCATTATCCGAATTCACTAAGTCACAATGATATGCAACCATATGAAAGTATAACAATTTCATATGATAGCATAACATGGACACATCACATCGCTGGCACATCAGGTTACAGTATAAGAGAAGAGAATGTATTTTAATTCTTCTCAACTAAAAACAAAATGGTACGTTCAGTATCATTTTGTTTTATACTTATAATGGTATTATCTTTATGCCAGCGCTCATCTTTCCAATACTTATCATAGTATTTTATAAATCCCATATTTTCAGTGTATTTTATTAATTTTGTCAAACTGCTCATATGTACGTTTGAAAATATAATTTCGTTAGTCATGGTGCTATTACCATCAGGGGAGTCATAGTATATGATATAATCATTTGAAATTAAAGGAATACTCTTAATTTCATCAAAAGTAAATGCGTAATAATAAATGAAATTTCTTTTCGTATATGACAAGTTAACATTGGCTAATGATGCAAAAAAAAGAATAACACCAATAGCTAAAATAAATATAACAATGCATATACGTATGAAATTACTCAACCGCAATCCCAGCATATTCTTTACCTATATTAACCCAGCTTGCATCTTCAATAAGCATTACGTCTTGACCAGTTTTTATATCACTCATAGGAATTATTGTGTTTAAAAAACTAGGCAAGGGAGCATTATAAGGAATCGCATTGTTTGGATACTTTTCAGGATCAGGAAATAATAATGGCTTAAAAGATTTATTTTTATATTTTCCTATAGCTCCATAATAATCCCATCTTTTATATGCTTTTTCTTTACTGACTACCCCTACTTGAGGTAAATAATTAATATCATTGATAGCCTGATAAAAACCGAATAAGTTAGAAATCAAATCTTCACCACTATAGCCACTATCTGAAATTAAAGTAAAGGGGAAGGAATCTTGATATGATTCAAATGAATGAGTTGTATACATCATAATAGTAAGTGCAACTCTTTTTTTATCATGCAAAGATAAACCTTTTCTAACCCTCCATCTTGTTTTTATAGATGTCCCTAGGCTACGCCCTTTACCCATATATTGAACATATCTAACGATAAAATGAGATTTATGAGTAGATTCATCCCCCAAAGCAAGAGAGATCATCAGCTTTCTTGCATCATCACCATTAGCATGTCCTAAATCTAACCATCCTAATTTTTCTGTATAAACTAACCGTCCATTGTCTATGTCAGATCTTTTAGTCATAGGAACTCCTGTAATTTAGTTAAATGTGCCATAAATTTTATAAAGTATGGCACTAAACAAAATAATTAGCGGAACAGTTCTAACAGAAATCAGCTATTATAGTTTCACACTAAGTAACATATTCCTGTAAAATATAATGATATAATTACATACTAGATTAGTAAATCCTAATCTCACTTTTTAGGAATGGCATATGCTTTATATAAAGCAGAAATGGTTAGATTTGTTTTTTTGAAAGAAATACCAATTTAAAACTATATCACTAATGAAATTACTCAAACTAAACTTCATCAAAAACACTTACCTTATTAACTCTAAAGTTAATTATTCTGGTGATTTTAAAATCAATAAAATAATATGAAGAAAATTTTATTTATCATTCTGTTTTTTCTTGTTTCTGCTTGTGCAAGTCAAGATGTCAATATTTATCCTGATGGAAATTCGTTAAAAGATGCTCGGATAGGTGTTCCATATAATGAATTAATAAGAACACCGGGGGCTATGGGGTTTTTCGCAGAAATAACGCCTTCAAACTCAGGTCTAACATGGAGTCCCAGTGATTATGATGTTCCTGTATTACCAGTAACAGCAAAAGATTATAGCCGCATAAAAATACAAGGAACTCCGATATATGCTGGAGAAGTAATCATCAAAATATCTGGTGCCACTTATGGGCATATGTTTAAAAACCCCTCAGGATTTAATAAAACCTACACTATAAAAGTAAAGGAATGATTTTTATTATTAGAGTGGCGGCTTGTATCGCCATTCATTACAAATTTATATTAAAAATACTCTCATCTACTTTGTGTAATCATTTAGCATAATTAAATAACTTTATTATTAATTTTCATGCTGTTAAATATATTTAATTGAAAACAAATTGATATATAAAAACATTATGAAAAAATTACTCGAATTACGCCAACAAAAAGCCGATTTAACCCAACAAATGCGTTCGTTGCTTACTCAAGCCGAAAATGAAAAACGCTCACTGTCTACCGATGAAGCCAAACAGTTCGACGAGCTGCGCAGCCAGTCCGATAACCTGAATACGGAAATTGCCCGTTATGAGTCTTTATCTGATGAAGAACGTAATCAGGCAAAGATTCAGCCGACCAATAAAACACTCAGCAATGACGAGCTGCGCCACTATATTCTGACTGGCGAAGCCCGTTCCTTGTCTACAAGCATTCCCTCAGATGGCGGCTATACTGTTATCCCTGAGCTAAACAAACAAATTATGCAGCAACTGGCTGATGAGTCGGTCATGCGTCGAATCTGTACGATTAAAACCACACGCAGCAATGAGTATAAACAGCTTGTTTCAATTGGTGGCGCAGCCGTGGTACATGGGGAAGAAGGCAAAGCACGTAGTGAGACTTCTACACCCAAAATGGAAGAAGTCAGCATCAAGCTGTTTCCTATCTATGCCTATCCTAAGACTACCCAAGAAATCATCGATTTTAGCGATGTCGATATTCTGGGCTGGTTAACCTCAGAAATCGCTGACACCTTTGTTGATACCGAAGAAACCGATCTTGTGAGTGGTGACGGCAGCAAGAAAGCAAAAGGCTTTCTGTCTTATCCCCGTGATACCCAAACTGACAAGGTACGTGCGTTCGGTACACTACAAAAGCTGGAAGCAACTAGCCTTGAAGCCGATAGCCTGATTGACCTGAAATTCTTACTCAAAAACAAATACCGCAAAAACGCCGTATGGGTGATGAATTCGACAACAGCCGCCAACGTACAGAAGCTGAAAAATGGCAACGGGGATTACATCTGGCGCGAACGTCTACAAGCGGGTGATCCTGATATATTGCTGGGTTTGCCTGTCTACTATCTCGAATTTATGCCGGATAACATCATTGCGCTAGGTGACTTCAAACGCGGTTACTTCATCGTTGACCATCAAACGGGCATTCGCACCCGTCCTGACAATATCACCGAGCCGGGATTTTATAAGGTACATACCGATAAATATCTGGGCGGTGGGCTGGTGGACTCCAACGCAATCAAGGTGCTGGAAATCAAAGCCTATTGATAATATTGGAGTTTATCGATGATGAATGATTTTGAAATCCGTACTGCCTCGTTATCTGCCAGTGATAAGAAACTGACAGGCTATGTGATTAAGTGGAACAGCCGATCACAAGTCTTGTGGGATGAGTTTGTCGAACAGTTCGCCCCGAATGCCTTTAGCGCCAGTCTAGCGGCAAGTGCTGATGTCAGGGCACTTTATGAGCATGATCATATGAACCTGTTAGGCCGTACCACATCCGGCACATTGCAATTGAGTGAGGATGCCAGCGGATTACGTTTCGAACTAACCCTACCGGATACGCAATTGGGGCGCGATGTACTGGCGTTGGTTGAACGGGGTGATATTTCCGGTATGTCCTTTGGTTTTCGTGCCTTTAAAGATCAGTGGGATACCAGCCAAACACCGTATGTCAGAACTGTTTTAGAAGCCGAGTTACGAGAAATTACTGTTACCAGTTTACCCGCCTATCCTGAAAGTGGTGTTGAGATTGCAAAACGTTCACTGAATGCGATTAAGCTCTATGATGCTGATTTGTGTCACTACTGGCTGCAATTGTCTGAGGTGTGATGATGTGGCCTTTTAAGCGAAATGCACCAGAACGGCGCAGTATGACGATAGATGAATTTTTTTCTCTGGCAGGCATACCTAATACCAAATCCGGCGAGCATGTTTCCCCCTCGACCGCCGAGGGTTTACCTGCCGTGATGAATGCCGTCACAGTGATTAGTGAAGCGGTCGCCACCATGCCCTGTTATCTCTATCGAGTGAAAAATAGTCACGGCACAGAGTCCCGTGAGTGGTTAAGTGATCATCCGGTTGATTATTTGCTTAATGAATACCCGAACGACTGCCAGACCCCGTTTCAGTTTAAGCGAACCCTGATGCGTCATTGCTTGTTAAATGGCAATGCATATGCGGTCATCGTCTGGGGAAAAGACGGACAGCCACAATCATTACACCCTTACCCGCCGTCAGCGGTTGTCCCACAGCGATTATCGGATCACCGCTTTGCTTATACCATTACCGAACCCTATAGCGGCAAGGTCAAAACCTATCTACAGGAAGAAGTGTTGCATTTGCGTTATGCCACCGAAGATGGCTTTTTGGGGCGCTCGCCTGTCACGATTTGCCGGGAAACGCTGGGTTTGGGGTTGGCGCAACAGCGCCACGGAGCCAGCATTATGAAAGAGGGTATGATGGCGGCGGGCGTGATTAAAGCCGCTGACTGGCTGGATGGCATCAAGGGTAATAAGGCACTGGAAGCCCTAGAACGCTATAAAGGTGCTCGCAATGCAGGCAAAACGCCCATTCTTGAGGGCGGAATGGAATACCAGCAATTAGGCATGAATAACCAAGATGCGGAGTGGCTGGCCTCCCGCCGTTTCACTATTGAAGATATCGCCCGTATGTTCAATGTCAGTCCGATATTTCTGCAAGAATATTCGAACAGTACCTACAGTAACTTTAGCGAAGCGTCACGCGCTTTTCTGACAATCACCATGCGTCCGTGGCTTGCCAATTTTGAGCAACAAATCAAATCCGCCTTGCTGATGAACTCACCAAAACGAGGCATTCGCTACCAAGTCGAATTTGACACAGCCGATCTGCTTCGCGCCAATCCGAAAGAACGTTTTCAGAGTTATGAAACTGCGATTAAATCCGGTGTGATGTGTCCGAATGAAGCCCGTGAGCGCGAGGGATTATCTCCCCGTACTGGTGGCGATGAATTCAGTCAGGCATGGAAACAAACCGTAGAAATCAAACAACAACAGGAGGCCAAATAATGAGAGCAGGTAGATTGCGGCATCGGGTGACGATCCGAAAAAATGAAGCAAGTCGGGGTAAATTTGGTGAAGTGCTCAACAACTGGGTAGATTTAGCCACGGTCTGGGCAGAAGTCAAAGCGATTAGCGGGCGGGAGCTGGTGGCCTCCGGCGCCGTGTTTTCAGAAGCCACCGTGCGTATCTGGCTGCGTTATCGTGCTGATGTGACCACAGCGAACAGCATTACCTTTCACGGCGCGAACACGACGGGCACCGCTTTTAGCATTATGGCGGTCATCCCCGATGCGAAATACACCCGCCTAGAATTGCTTTGCAAGGGAGGGATATTCCGATGAGCCGGATTGAAATTCCCCTGAGTGAAATCAAACAGCATTGTCGGCTGGAGGAAGATTACACCCTTGATGATAGCTTATTAACGGGTTATGCCGCCGCTGCGTTGGAAGTCTGCCAGCAACATATCGGTAAACGCTTTGATAAGGAATTGGTTTTCACGCCAGCAATCAAAATCGGTTGTCTGCTTTATATTGGTTTGTTGTATGAAAATCGGGAAATGGCAACCGATGTTGAGCTAAAAGAAGTGCCTTTCACCATCAAATCACTGTGGTCTGTCTATCGTGATGTGGGGATCTACTGATGCCGTGGCAACCATTAAAGTGTTGTAGTTATCCCAGTTGTAAGCAACGGGTAAAGTCCGGTCGCTGTGCTCAGCATCGGCGGGAACAGAACAGGCAGCGGGGCACACGCACCGAACGTGGCTACAGTAACCGATGGGGACGCTACCGGCTGCAATACCTGAAAGCTAACCCGCTCTGTGTTCACTGCTTACAGCAAGGCTGCTACACACCTGCAACCATTGTGGATCACATCATCCCGATACAGGGTGATGCAGATATGCTGTTTTGGCCTGCATCTAATCATCAAGCACTATGCCATGTCTGCCACAACCGTAAGACCGTCCAGACAGACCCCATCACCAAAGCCAAGCGCAAACAGGGAAGCTATCAGGAACAGGAAGCAGAAGCGGCACGGTTGGTTAACTTCGGAATAATAACAAACTGAAATAACGGGGTAGGGGTATCAAAAATGACAAACATCCCTCTGAACGGAACCGCCCCCTCCTTCAATTTTTATGCCCGGCAATTTTTTTGAAAATAAATCACAAGGAACAGAGAACATTATGGCAAGAGCGCCCAAACCGCCTACTTATTTAAATGATATTGCCGCTAGTCAATGGAAGGCCAAAAGCAAAATCTTAAACGAGCGGGAAGACCTAAACGCCGCCGATTGGAACAACTTAGAGCTGTATTGCGTCAACTATGCCATTTACCGAAAAGCCGTAGCAGATCTTGATATCAGGGGCTTTAGCATTGTGAATAGTCAGGGCAGTGAAAGCCGTAATCCCTCATTGAGTGCCAAAGCCGACGCTGAAAAAATCATGATAAAAATGTCTTCATTACTGGGTTTTGACCCCGTATCACGGCGCAAAAATCCGGTAGAAATTGAGGAAGAGGACGAGCTAGACCGACTATGAACGCATGGGAACAGTACGCTTTTGATATCGAAAACGGCATAATTCCGGCCTGTAAGCGGGTAAAACAGGCGGTGAAACGCTACTTTAACGACCTGAATAACCCGCTTTATATGTTTGATACGGAGGTTGTAGCGCGGTTTATTGCCTTTTCCCGTTACTGTCCGCACGTCAAAGGCCATTTGCGGGGTAAACCGATTATGCTGGAGCCGTGGCAGCAGTTCACCTTTGCCAATCTGTTCGGCTTCAAAGTGAAGGCAACCGGACGACGAAAATACCGCAGTGCTTATATTCAGGTGCCACGCAAAAATGCAAAGTCTACTGTTCGATACTGGCTAACTGGTTTCTGGTGATGGAGAACGGGCAGCAGGATATTTACACCGCCGCCGTGAGTCGGGATCAGGCACGTATTGTGTTTGATGATGCCCGCCAGATGTGCCTATTATCCAAACCACTCAAGAAACGAGTAGCGATTCAGCAGCACAAAGTCACTTATGCTAAGAGCAATAGCCTGTTAAAACCGCTGGCAGCCAAAGCCGCCACGATTGAAGGGACTAACCCCAGTCTGGCAATTGTCGATGAATATCATTTGCACCCAGATAACGCGGTGTATTCTGCCCTTGAACTGGGAATGGGAGCACGTCCCGAAGGTATCCTGTTTGCCATCACCACGGCGGGCAGTAACGTGATCTCAGCCTGTAAACAGCACTATGATTATTGCTGTCAGATATTGGATGGCGAGGAGCAGAACGAATCCCTGTTTGCCCTGATTTACGAGCTGGACGACGAGCATGAGATTGATGATGAAGCCCTTTGGATAAAGGCCAATCCTAATCTGAATATCTCCGTGGACAGCACCGCTTTGCATGACACCATCCAGAAAGCGCGGGGCATTCCCTCACAATGGACAGAGATGCTAACCAAACGTTTTAATATCTGGTGTCAGGGCGAAACACCGTGGATGGGGGATGGGGCGTGGAAAGCCTGCCAGATGGAGTATAACGAAAGCGACCTGAAAGGGCTGGAGTGTTACGCGGGATTGGATTTATCCTCAACGGGCGATATCACCAGCATCTGTTACACCTTCCCCGTGGATAACGAACTGTTATTACTGACCCGCCATTACCTGCCCGAAGCCCAGTTACAGAATCCTGCTAATAAGAATCGGGCAATCTACCGTCAATGGGTACAAATGGGCTGGATACGTACCACGACAGGCGATTGTATTGATTATGATCGTATCCGTGATGATATCCTCAAAGACAGCCAGCACTTTAATATCAAGCTGGTGGGCTTTGATACATGGAACGCCACTCACTTACGCACACAGCTACAGGGTGCAGGGCTGGATGTTGAGCCGTTCCCGCAAACTTATATGCGCTTTAGCTCCGTCGCTAAATCAGCCGAGGTGTTCGTTAACCGCAAAATCATTCGTCACAATGGCGATCCGGTGCTGGCGTGGGCGATGTCCAATATCGTGATGGAGACAGACGCAAACGCCAATATCAAACCGAATAAGAAGAAATCAGCGAATAAAATCGATCCTGCTATTGCGTTCCTGATGAGTTTTGGTACATGGCAAGCAGAGCATGAAGAGTTTGCGTTTATCTTGAGCGAAGAACAGCAAAGGCGACTAGATGGCTTTGATGGGATTTAGTTAATTCATTGATTTTTATTTCTGTTTCAAAAATAGAGGTTATTAAATCAATTGGTTAAAGAATTATAAGCTTCACTTTATTTCATAGTTATCAACTAATTGATATAGTAAATATATTTATTGTTCTAATTATCAGTGTGGGAGAAATGATTGTGAATAATGGAAATAATATCTTATTTAAATGTGCATTATGCTGTAAAGAAGCCAAACTACAAGAAAGTCACTTCATTCCAAAATTTGTCTATAAAAAAATGAATGAGTATAAAGATAAAGATAAAAAAATAATGATTGTTGATAATAAAATGGATAATTATCCAGTAGGGAAACAAATAAAAAAACTTCTATTATGTAGTAATTGTGAAGGAATTCTTTCCAAGAATGGAGAAAGCTACTTTGCTAAGAATGCCTTTGATCAAATGCTAACGTGGGGATTTGTAATTATATCACACCTTAAGTATAAAATAGTATATCAAGAAGATAATTCAAATGCAATTTGAATTCCTCCATATCTAATACATAAAGTAAATTATCAATCGTTAGATAAAAACACTATTTACCGCTCTCATGTGCTAGAGAAAGAGGAAGAAAAGCAACTTTTATATTTCATAATAAGTATTTTTTGGAGAAGTACTTTCACGTGGGATAAAGTAGAGTGTTGTAATTTCAATAATGAAATTATAGAAGAGATGAAATCTTTTTTAAAAGAGGAAATTGTAATATTAAGAACTTTTAAAATATATGTGGAAGTCATGACTGAAGAATTTTGGGGCGTTATTTTTCCTTTTAAAGCCCCTCGTGAAAATAGTATTGAAGAATATACTTTTGTTATTATGGATTATATGTTTACTCTGGTTCCAGAAAAGAGTTTTTTGTTTGAGCAAACACCTAAAGACATACAAGTCATCTATGGAATAGATAAAAAAAGAGAAAGTGCTATCTATAAAGCATTTAAAAGAATTCACGCGGAAAGCACAAAAAAAGGAGGAGAGAACCATGATATCACATGGTAATAAAATACCTAAATAATCTCCAAATGAAATATTCCACTATCATTATTTTTATTGCATTAATCGGTTAATATACTATGTTCTTTATGAATCTCAAAATAATGCAAATAGGACATGATGATTTACCCTTCACCTTAAAGAACAACGATACCGCCTAAAATTCTTTTATAGGATATAACGCAAAAGATAAGCGTTTATACTGACTCGCTTATTGAACCAGATAAACCAATCAGTTAAAGTAGCCCCGCCACTGGCAAAATCCAGAGGTCAGGGCTTCGCATCCCTGAGCTAAGAACACTGGTAGGATGTTTCTACCAGTGGCCTCGTTCACCCTTTCAATGGTGATTCAGGCAGGGGAGGCTTCGGCCTCACCGGAATCTTAGCCCGGTAATGCGGACCTTGCTTGAATCGCCACCATCAATTTTCTCAATTAATGGAAGGGGTAGCAGGAATGTTCAATGTTAAAAAAGACTGGCATCAAGCTGATATCATCGCTGCATTACGTAAACGTGGTACAACCTTAGCCGCTGTTTCTCGTGAATCTGGCCTCAGTTCATCTACACTAGCAAATACTCTCAGTCGTCCGTGGCCGAAGGGCGAATGGATCATTGCTAACTATCTCGAAATACATCCCTCAGAAATCTGGCCGAGTCGCTATTTTGATTCTTATGGTCAGTTAATTGAGCGTCATGCTCGCAGTAAGCCACTGGAATAATTACTTATCAGTTCTTGAGGGTTAAATCTAGCCATTTTTAGAACTCATGGTGTTTTGTATTTCAAGTAGCGATTAGGGAAGAAGACAGGCAAACATCGTATTTTCAAGTGATGTGATAAATGTCACAGAGAGGAATACGACAACGGCTCATTACCGTAGCGGTGTTAATCGGTTATACCTCGCGCTACTGCCAGAAGGTATCCTATGGGTATCCTAGAAAAAACTAAGGGGTCGCACTTTTGATGCAACCCCTTGATAATTCTGGTGGCCCCTGCTGGACTTGAACCAGCGACCAAGCGATTATGAGTACCTACTTTAGCCACGAGAAATCAGTAATTTATATTATTTATCATTGACATACATTGACCCTAACGATCAATTATATGTCAATATCCGCCATCTGTACCGCCACTCTATCGCCACTGATAAATTGGATGACGTCAGCCATTCGAATGGTATCTCTAAAGGTGGCTTCTAGCTAAAGGAATTACTCTTTCTAGCATCAAATGCTCATCTTTGGCGCATTCTTTTGCTTCATCAAATAAAGTATTATAAAAAATATTAAATCCATCACGAATCGTGTATTCAAGAATAATATCAGAATAAAAATTTAAGCATAATCTCCAATTATCTATAATAAACTTAAAATCTTCATTGTTTGGTTTAAAATTATGGGTTATTATATTTCTATATTCAGTGAATTTCTTGATTGTATTAATTTCTTTTTTGTATTTATTGTATATCTCAGGTGATTTCTTTAAAGAAAAGTCAACGTATTCTTTTAAGAATTCAATAAGGCTCCCAAAACCTTGCTTTGATATTTTCTTTACTTCTGAATGGATTTCTTTATCTGTATTTATATTGTGCTTTGATGATATTAACCTAATTAATTTTATATGGCTTAAGTTTACTATTTCCTTTGTTAAATCCTTTTTACATTCCTCTACGTAACTCACCAATGTTCTAACAAAAAAAGAGTAAGTCATATATAACACTTTTTCTTTGTTTTTTGAATTTACTGATTCAATCAACTCAAGGGTTTCAAACATCGTTTCTTGATATTCGTCTAAGAAATCTAGGATGTTACCTAATATATTTGTAATGCCATCATGGATATTACAGCATGTCGTTATTTTGTTTTTGTATTCATCCTTTATGTCAATCTCTAGCGCATTTAGTACATCATTTAAAATGGATTCATCATATTTAAAGTTATCTCCGTCTATTTTTTCAATTAGCTCTGAAATAAAATCAGATTTAAGATCGTTTTTTTCTAACACAGATTTGACATTTTCTTGGTAAAGAACATCAAAGTGTTCATTGTATATTTCGCCCAAAACACTTGGATGTTCTGACAGTGATTTTTTTATAGTGAATTCATTAAGTTTAGGTTTTCTTAATATCTCAATCAAGTAAAGCGACAATAATAGAGACAGAGTTAAATTGGCAGAATTATTAAAGTTATTTAATAGCTCTTCTTGATCTTTATTTGGTTTTTTTTTATTTTTAGACATGATTTTCCTCTAAGGAACGAATAGGATTTAACTTAACTGCATCTTCCAAATGGTCAGGTGCAAAATGAGAGTACCTCATCGTCATTTTTATGTCTGTGTGCCCGAGCACACGTTGTAACACAAGTATGTTTCCACCGTTCATCATAAAGTGGCTGGCAAAAGTATGTCTTAGAACGTGGGTTAATTGGCCTGCGGGCAATTCGATATCTGTTCTTTCTAAGGCTGAACGGAATGCGCCATAACAATCGGTAAAGAGCCTGCCTTTTTTATCGTTTGGAAGAGAATCATAAAGCTCTTTACTGATAGGTATCGTTCGATTCTTTCTACCTTTTGTATTTGTGTAGGTAATTTTGTATTTTGCGAGCTGGCTTTTACGTAGTCCCTCAGCCTCTGACCATCTCGCGCCTGTGGCGAGGCATATCTTAACAACAGCTTCCAAGTCAGTGTGATCATGGCGTTTGCATTCGGCGAGAAGCAACGTAATCTGCTCGTGGGTAAGCCATGCCATTTCCATTTCTTCAGTACGGAAAGGGCGCATATTTTTTAAGGGGTTTTCTCCTTTCCATTCACCCAGGCGATTCAGCTCATTGAATACTGCACGAAAGTAAGCCAGTTCAAGGTTAAGCGTGCGAGGTGAAACTTCTTTAACACGATTTGAACGGGCATATTCCCCTTTGAGTCTTTTTTCTCTATAACGAGAAAACATTTGTGCATCAAAATCTCTGGCTAACGGTTCGCCCATGCAATCGAAAGCATGATGCATTGCCAATTGACGCTTAAGGCCATCTTTAAGCGTGATGCCGTGCGCACTATACCAAGCATCAATCAGCTCTTTTAAAGTGCGTCTGTCTTCTTTTTCTTCCTGCCACGGATTTTGTATCGTGTACTGTTCGAAAGCTAACGCCTCGCCTTTAGTGGCGAATTTTTTTCTAATGCGTTTGCCCTTTGCTCCATTAGGATAAAGTTCGCAAATCCATCCTCCTGCCGGGTTTTTACGAACGGTCATTGATTAACCTCGCTATATATACCCACAACACGACCCAATGTTTTTATATCATCAATACTACATTCGAAAGGTACATTACCACCGGATACATGCAATTTTTTACCCGGTAATATAGTCAATTCTCGAATACTCATTGCGCCTTCTATATCAACTAACCACAATCCATCTGAGAGAGTTGCATCTTGCTCTATAAAATGGGTTTTACCATCGGTCCGAATACAAACCCCCCTTGATAGCTGCTTGTTAAACAAATCCCCTGAAATATTCAAATTGGCATTTTTGGTTAATTTTCCATCAATTAAGGAGAGTAGTTCGAATGGTTTTGTATCTGTAGATGACGATTTGTCTTCATATGCTGAACCTTCCCCTGTCATCAACCAGTTAATGCTGGCTCCAGTTTCTAATGCACAATGTACTGCCAAATCATAAGACATGTTGCCGCGTTTATAGCGATTTTGAATAGAGCTTGCTGCAATATTGAAATGCTTAGCTAATTGAATTTTTTGAGAAAAACCATAAATCTGACAGATGCGATTTAAAAGCTCTTCATTATTAAAATTGGTTTCATCAAACATTTTATCGTTAATCTTGGTTGACCAATGCCAATATTGGCATTATAGTTGGTGGTGTTGGTGTCATATGATGGCAGTTATAGGTAAATGTAATGCTATCAATGGCAATTAATTATCAAATAAGGAATGATGCAATATGGCTTCTGAGATCGCAATCATTAAAATACCTGCTCCTATCGTATCCCTTCAGCAGTTCGCAGAACTTGAGGGGATCTCTTATCGTACTGCCTGTCGCTGGACTACTGGTGATAATCCTCGTGTGCCAATCGAAAAACGTGTTATCCGCAAAGGCAATCAAAGAGCAGGGGGCCCAGTTCGTGTCTATTACGCCCGCTGGAAAGAAGAACAGATGCGCGAAGCGTTCGGACATGCACGTTTTCAAATCGTTATTGGTGATTAGTTCATTTTGTGCATTTTCAATACTCAAAATGGAAGTTTAGTTCAACTTTTGGAAGTTACCGGATTAATTCCGCAAATATTGAAAAATAAATTGAACCCTGAGCAGCCTCACATGCTGACTTATGTTGAGTTAATGAAGTTAACCAAAATCATAAGGTAATAAAATGAAACAATTAACAGCGCTGGAACGTTCAAAACTGCAATTAACGATGATGGCCCGTCTTCATGATGTCTTCGGTGATATCAAAGATGAAGTTGAAGTGACGCCGGAGTTTATCCAGAACACGCTGGCGCAGTTTATACAGGTGGTAACGGATGATAATGAGCATATGACTAAGTTTGATGAAGATAGTCAGTTTAATGAAACTCTGTTGCGGGAAATCTCACTGTGCATGGAAGACGCTCTGCATCGTTATGCCGTATGGGAAAGAGAGTCATCGAAAGACCTTATAGAAAAAATATCCCGTTTGATTCATTACGCGTTTTTAGAATATGGAAAAGATAACGGTTTTGTGATTTATGGATTACCCACACTCAGGGGAATGATTTCATTTGGGATTGATTGGACAAATGATGAAGAGAGTTTGAAGTTATGGATTGAAAAGCACTGTTTGATGATCAAACAAGCCTTCAATCAGTTATTTGAAGGCTTAGCGAAAGGCGGCAATTATTTAACCGTTATGCCTGATTCTAATAATTTTTCATCAAGCAATAATTCAAGTTCTGAATAGTAATCATCGAAATCATGTTGAATGTTACTGAGGGATGTCGCGTTATTCTTACGTTTCATCTCAATGACTTTTATTGTTTGTTCGAATAGGAACAAAACTTTGTCTTCCTTTTTCACTGTAGGCTCCTTACCAGAGGTGGTGTTTTACGCCTGTGTTTCCGCTCAAAGACACAGCAGGCGCAAGGACTATACCACAACACACTGAGTCGGGCAGGGGGAAAAATCCGGCAATCATTTAGTTGTGAGGTCAGTATGAACGCATTAAAGCAACAACAGCACCAATACAAACTAACCAGTGAGTCGTTCTATGCAAAGCAAGGTAACGGATTTATTTTCCCAATCGTCTTATGTTCCGTTGCTTATTTTATTTTGTTTCTAATTAGGTGAGGTTTTTATGAACAAGGAATACCAAATGGAATCAACAGAACAGCGCGCTTTTCCAATGGATTTTGAAACGCGTGTTAATGGATTAAATCAACTGGCTCAAATTAGGGCGAAACTTTTTAAATCTGCCAATGAACAGTTGGCTGCCTTTATTGATGAAATGCGTGATAAACGCAATGAGCACTATGCTGATAATATCCGCTTGTTAGGCGCTATGTTCTATCTTGCTAATATTCCTAAAGAGCGGCATAAACTGGAATTAGATCAATTTACCCGTGAAGAAAAAATTAGTATTACAAAGGCAGCGAATTTAATTAAGGCAGCGGGGGCATTATTACCAAATAACTTATCACTACCTAATTAAATAATAATAAATACCGATTTAATTTTAATGACGTTAACACGTCAGGGAATCCCTTTATCTAAAGATAGGAAATAAAAAATGAATATACCCGACCCTATATTTACCCCTGTCGAAATAAACACCGATGATCATGCTGTCATTATCGAACGTTGCATCAAACAAAATCGTGAAGATGAAAGACGTGTCAGAGCAGATGGTCACGCTTCGCGTCTGCGTCACTTCGCCATGATTGCGAAACGCGATCGCTTAGATTGCGATGCCATTGTCAGCCTGCTGGAAAGCGAGGCCAGTGAAATAGAGCGTCAGGCGCAAGAGTGGAACTATGTTTGATGTCGATATTGATTACGCCTGCCAACAGGCTGAAGAAATACTGGTACGCAGAATTGCACAGCATGTCAATCGTCCTATAGGTATTTCTGCATTTAAATGCAAAGACTGCGGCGAACCCATTATTGAAATACGCCGAATTCAGGTTCTTGGTTGTTCCCGTTGTGTAGATTGTCAGGTTGATTTTGAATTAATTAATAAACATTATCGGAGTTAATAAAATGAATATGAAAACAATACGTAATTTAGGAATAGTAAGTGTTGATTTTAACGTTATAAGTAGTGGTGATAAAAAAGCTGTATTTAGAATTAATGACCATGAATATAAAAAAGGCGATTTTCTTGGGTTGTATGAAGTTGATGATAACGACAATTTAACTGATGATTTTATTATCGTAAAAGTTAGTAACGTCGAAGTCATTGATAGCGATTTGTATCCACATATCGGCGGAGAATTTGTTTTGCTTTCGTTTGAGTTATCTTCTCTGAATTGTGTGCTTGCATGAGTCTTGTAGAAAAAGCAAAACAAAACAGCGGCGCACAATCCAAACCGCGCCGCCAATACAGTAAATTTCAGCCAGAGATGCCACAGATAGCAACTCTGGCTGAACGCATTATGTGGGAAGTGAACCCCGACGATTACACATGGTGTCACCAGTACTTTGGACATCTGCCGGATTCGTTGGCAATTTACTTCGTCAATCGTTATGCCAATATATTCAAGTCAGGCCGCTACGGTCGTCGCCGGGCTAATGCGTTTTTGCGCCAGTTCAGCAAGAGTGTATTACCACGGTTCAATCTGGTCAGTGAGCAATATCAGTTTCAATGTGAAGTCGTGGGCGCTACGCCTTTCCCGTTCCTTGAGCAACTTGACCGTCTTGCCACATTAGGACGCAAAGAGATCCGGTCACTGGCGCATGGCGTTTCGCGCTATCTGTCCGACAGCTACGAACATTATGTCAGTGAATTACCTACACCCGCCGATGAAAAGGAAGGCCGCCACCAGTTAACACAGGTTTATACCTTACTGGCAAAGCTGACCCAGCAAATTGGCACATCAGCCCCTTATTCACAGCAAATAACTAAAAGCCGCACTGAGCTAACCGTTGATCAACTGGCGGCGAGTGTGGCGCGCATGATATCCGATGAATGGTGGTATGCCCGGCTAAAACGGATGCGTGACATTCGTGCGGAGCATATGGCCATTGCGGTGGGGCAGGTGCAAAAAGCCGCTTCGTCTTATGTTTCACGTAAAACCTTAGAGGAATGGAAGGAGCAAAAGCGCCGTAACTGGGAGTTTCTGCAAGAGTTCGAACTGGAAAATGAAGATGGTGAACGGGTTTCACTCGTCGATAAGGTGTTGGGCAGTATTGCTAACCCAGCCGTTCGTCGCTGTGAACTGATGGTGCGTCAGCGTGGTTTTGAAGATTTAGCCAATGAAATGGGCTGTGTTGGTGATTTTTATACGATCACTGCGCCATCCAAATATCACTCAGCCCACAGCGGCGGCGGTTTTGTGAAGAACTGGAATGGTGCAAACCCACGGGATACACAAAAATATCTGTGTGGTGTCTGGGCAAAAATCCGTGCCGCCTATTCCCGTGCAGGTATCAGCGTGTTCGGTTTCCGCGTAGTTGAGCCGCATCATGATGGCACCCCACATTGGCATTTGTTGTTATTTATGCTGCCTGAGCACGTTGAACAGATGCGCAACATTGTGCGGGAATATGCCATGCAGGAAGATGCCCACGAATTAAACAGTGAGGCCGCTCGCAATGCCCGTTTTCTGGTGAAACCAATTGATCCAAAACTCGGTAGCGCAACAGGCTACATTGCTAAATACATTTCAAAGAACATTGACGGTTACGCGCTGGATGGCGAAATAGATAACGAGACAGGCGGAAACCTCAAGGATATGGCACGTTCAGTTTCTGCATGGGCGAGCCGCTGGCGCATTCGCCAGTTCCAGCAAATTGGCGGTGCTCCGGTGTCTGTCTGGCGTGAACTGCGCCGTTTGCGAGGTGATGAGCAGATTTTACCTGATGAGGACATGGATAACGTCCGCTTTGCGGCGGATGTTGGCAACTGGTCAGCTTATACCGAATTTCAGGGCGGGCCATTGGTTGCTCGTAAAAATCTTACCGTGCGTCTGGCTTATGAAGTCACCGAACAAGGCAACGCATACGGTGAAGATGTTCAGCGCATTTCCGGTGTTTACTCGCCCAGTCTGGGTGAGTCCTCTTCTTTTGTGACTCGTACTGTGAAGTGGAAGATTGTGCCAAAGTCCAGCCCACTGGCTGCGGACAAGGGTTTTGACCTTCCCGTTTTTTCTTCCTCTTGGAGTTCTGTCAATAACTGTACGGAGGCACGAAGTACGATTAATACTGCAACCTCAAACAGTGATCTGTGTTTAGAGGAATTTGAGCGAAGCTGGTATCAGATGAATGAGCGCGAAAAGCTAGAACGTGTCTATGAATCAGCCAAATTGCACGGTTTAGAAGTCAGTGAGCCGATGGCGAAGGGATTATTACGGGGTAATCGCATGACGGTTGAAGGTCAATGTTATCGATTATCCATGTTTGGCCATCTACTCAAGGATAAACCGCCGCATGTTGAAAGAACAAAAAACATCCTGAATAGATTAAGCAAAAATTTGGGTTTAAATATTGATGTTAAAGACATTTTGCGTAACCCAAAAGGGCATTATAAGGGGTTATTAGCAGAAATATCTGGAAGTATTGAGGAAGTCACATAATTAACTATTTCTTAATGAAATTAATACAAATAATAATTATATTAGTTTTCGTCTGTTCATATATACAGTATGGCAAATGTAATATAACGAATGGTAGGGAAATGATGTCTGACGATTTGGAACGATTGGTTTTTTTAGAACGTGTTGAGTTACTTTCTCGGATGGGTGGTTTGGATAATTTGAATGATAAAGACAGGCAAGTGGCGCTGAACTGGATATGGGAACTGGTCGAACAGGCCAAAAGTGAAATGATAATAATAGAAAAGCCACTAAATAGTGGCTCAAAACTGAACTTATGCGGCACTGGTTTGCAGCAAATCTAACGCCATTTGGCGCTGTTGCGGATTGAGGTTATTAATCACAGTCTGCAACAGGATATCGCCTGTTTTAGCACTGGGGCTGATAGTGTGTGAAAACGTCAAATTCATAACAAAAGTGTGCCCACATTCCACATCTGAACACGAACAATAAATATCAGCGATCTGGTGGTGCATCCGGTTGGTTTTACGGATAACCGACTTAGCGCCGCACTCAGGGCAGATTATTTTTAATACACGCATGTTTCTTTTCCCTAATGTGTCGATTTTCCTCGATTTTACCATTTTCTTGCTCATTTTGCACCCGAACTGTCGTTATCTTTCTTGAAATGAACGAATAATGTTTCGGGAATATTACTGCTATTGATGGCGTTCATAAACATATTCTGCACGGGGATCACTTCATCCTTGCGATAAGCATCACGGGCTTTTTCCGGGTCGCCCAGTCCGCCGACATTGGTCGGGATAATGCCTGCCAGTCCCGCTGGGAATCGGTGGGCGGTCAGCACATCCTGTGAACTGATGCTTTTCACATTGGCAAACTCATCATTGGCGGAAATATCCCCGACCGGAATAAATTTAATGCCGTCCGGGTCGCCGTTGGGAATGCTCACAAACATGGTTTCAAAGTTACCGATGCCCTTGCTTTGGGCCAGCTTGTTCTCAATTTCTTTTTCGGCTTCATCGGAGATATTCGGGTCATTGATGTAAATCATGCCGCCTGTATGCCCGCCGTTGTGGTAGTAGCGGCGGCGGAAAATGGTCGCTTCGGAGTTGAGCAGGGCCGCATGAATGCCGCCGATATAATCGGGCAGGCCGTAAACCTGTTGCTGGGGATCATACTGCTTGATAAAAATCACTTCTTCCGGGGTGTAAACCAAAGGCTCACCCTCCTGCAATATCACAAAATCCCCGTCTTTACGGCGGCGCAGATACAGGGACGGCAAGACTTCCAGTCTGACAATATCGCCCCAGAAGTTACGCACTTTCAGCAGGGCCACATCGCCGAAAATCAGGAAATTCATCATGGCCGACCGGAATTGTTCATGGGTCAGACCGCCCCCGAGATAATCCGAGGCAATCATATTGTGCCGGGCATAGAGAACGCCGCCATGCTGCCCGTTCATGTTGGTCAGCTGCGCCAGCGCCAGACGGTCAATCGGCAACGTGTAGTGATCATAATCATTGTCATACCAGATTTTCTGGTAATCGGTCATGGAAGTGAGTATCGGTTCGGGTTTACCCAGTGTGATAATGCTCATTTTCCGCTGCGAATGCGGGACGTGTGACGCTTTAGCGTTCTTCCTGAACTTTCTTCTGCTCATTGTGTGGCCTTTGAAAATGAATATTTAGAGGTGCGTTTCTTCTCGTGGTTAAGCGGTTCATTCATCAGGGCATGGGCAATAGCCCAGAACACGTCAGCGTGTCCGGTTTCCTGCGAACGGTCAGCCACAAAGGTCATTGCCCCCCCTTTGGCGGTGGTGGTATGCCGGATAGCTAAGAATGAAGCCAGGATTTCTTTTTGTTCTCCGTCCCACTCAAGGCGTTCTTCGCTGACCACATCGATCATCTTCATCACCAGTTGGTTTTTGCTCTGCTGGCTGTAGTGGATGGCCTGCGTTTGCCGTGGGGCGAAGTCCTGCACCATTTCATAAACCCCGTGCCCAATGCCCGTGGTATCAATGCCAATATGGGTAAAACGGTAACGTTTGAACAGCACTTCAATCAGTTTGGCCTGATGTTTCCAGTTCATGCCCTGCCAGTAGAACGTGGCTAATACCCGAAAGCGTTCACCCGCCATCAGCGGTGGGGCGACAATGACAAAGGTGGAGGTATCGCCGGAGCGGGCCGGGTCAAAACCGCCCCAGACTTCACGCTCACCAAACGGGCGCGAGGCATCCGGGTCGTGATCTTCCCAGAGATTGATATCAACGCCGCATTTTTCCAGTTGGTGATATTTGAAGACAGATGCACCGCTGTCCACAAACTGGCACATATAGAGCATGTTAAAGGTGTCTGCATTGTACTTGTTGCGCAGGCGGTCGATATTGGCAAGGTTATACCCACCTTTGATGGCATCCTCCATGGTGATGACATAACGCCACTGGCTATCCGGGCAATCACGTCCCCCATTGCGGTATTCATTAAAAGTAGGAAAATCCACATTCTTACGTTTAGCATCATTGCCACGCCATGTATCACCTGTCCAGAAGGGGTATGCGGAATGCGTTTTTGCACTGGGGGTTGAAAAATAAGTGGTACGCCATTTATCAATAGTCGCCATTGCGGAAGCGACTTCATTCAGGTGCTTAAAATCAGGTATCCAGAAGTATTCATCGCAATAGAGATGGCCGTTATAAGATTGGGCGGTGTTCTTATTGGTGGATAAGAAACGCAGCTCAGCCCCATTACTTAAGCGTATTGGGTTACCCGTCAGTGTCACCCCGAAAAATTGTTCGGCAAAATTGACAATATAAGAGCGGAAGACTTCGGCCTGTGGTTTGGAGGCGGACATAAATATTTGCGGGTTACCCGTTAGTACCGCATCTTCCAAAGCCTCGAACGCAAAATACCATGTCGCACCAATCTGGCGCGATTTGAGGATATTCCGCACCTGCTTATGCTTATTGGCACGTAGGTGTTTCTGATAGCCAAACAGATTGCCATCAACAAAGGTCTGAAAATCTTCTTCTGTCAGCGCTGAAATATCATTTTTACGGTAGCGCTTCTTTTTCTTCGGCTCGCCGTCACCATATTGGCCTTCATCACTCTGGCTGCCTGACTGTGCCCGTGCTTTAATGTCAGCCAGTTTTTCTTTGTGCTTATTCTCCTGCGCTATCAGTTTCACATGATGGGCAACAAGACGATCATATTCGTCCAATTCCAGCGTGGTTTTATTATTACGCTCACTGAGCAGCACAAGACGGCGGTCAATTGCCTCAATCACACTTTCATGGCTGAGCATATCCGCCCAGTGCCATTTTTCCGCCCAGTAATACACAATCCGTCGATTGGGCAGATTCAGTTCACCGGCAATTTCAGCCGGGGTATAGCGGCGCAGGTACAGCGACTTCGCCACTTTAATTAATTCATCTGAATATTTGGCCATTCTTCCTTTTCCTGACTATCCTTTATTTCTCAGTCCTCATTATGCAGGGCTAATTTTCCCCTTACGCCCAATCAACTTCGGTTCAATTCGGTTATGCGCCATATCCGAATTCAATCGCATTGCGCCTGTCGCAGCATTTTTTTGAATCCGCAATACTGTGAGGGAAGCAAACGACAAGGAAGCAATATGTCTCAGTTAATGACGAACTGGATATGCATTGCCATGGAGGGCGACACGGTTGATGGTCGGGTGATGGAACCGCAGTGGATTCTGGATGCCGCCGAACTCTACGACCCTCAACTGTATACCGCCCGAATCTGGCCGGAACACGACCGTTGGTTCGGGGCGATGGGGGAAGTGCTCGCGGTTAAAGCTGAACGTGGGGAAGACGGAGCTTTACGTCTTTATGCACAACTGCGGCCTAATCACCGCTTGTTGGATGCCAACCGGGACGGCCAACTGTTATTTACCTCCGTGGAGTTTACGGCGAACGGTAATTTTCGCGGCACAGGCAAAACCTATCTGGAAGGACTGGCAGTCACGGACTCGCCAGCGAGTGTAGGTACAACTCGCCTACAGTTTAGTAAAAACAAAAATCCTCATCGGTCAGGCGCGTATAAGCCGCTGGTGATTGACGAAGTTAAAGATATTAAGGAAAGCAAGATGGCAAAGGCCAAAAAAGGATGGAGAAGCTTTTTTAACATGGAAGAGCCGGAGGGAACCCCAGCCGAAACCACGGGTAACGAGGCGTTGCAGGCAATTGCTGAGGCGTTGGCCGAGATGGATAAGCGAATGACCGCCGTCGAAAGCAAGCTGGAATCCACCGAGCAGACCGTGGAAGAAGTCCAGGAAGATGTCGAAACCGTTAAAGAAGTGGTGGATACCGAAGAATTCGCCCGCTTAAAGTCAAGTTTGCCTGCGATTTTGAAAAACTTCGGCAAGCTGGACACGCTGGCAACCCGTGTGCCGTCACGCAACCCGAAAGGCAATAAAAACGCCCGTTTTAATTTCCTATAACTGCGAAGGGAAGCGCTATGCAACTAAATCAACGGGCACGAGCATTTTTGCAAAAATACACGGCGGGATTAGCCGAATCCTATGGGGTTGAAATTGAAGATACCTCACGTTACTTCTCACTGACTGACCCAAAAGAAACCGCTTTGCGCACCGCGCTGCTGGAGTCGGTCGATTTCCTTAACATGATCACCTGTGCGGATGTGGATCAGCTTTCTGGTCAGGTGGTGTCGGTTGGTAATCCGGGACTGTTTACCGGACGTAAGAAATCTGGCCGCTTTATACGTGACACAGGCGTCGATGGTAATGAATACAAACTGAGAGAAACCGATTCCGGTGCGGCGTTGAGATGGGACTTGTTATCCGTTTGGGCGAACTCCGGCAATGAAAACGAATTTTTCCAGCGTATGCAGGCTTTTATCAATGAATCCTTTGCGCTGGATATGCTGCGTATCGGCTTTAACGGTCAAAGTGCGGCGGACACAACCGACCCTGAGGCGAACCCGAACGGCGAGGATGTCAACATAGGTTGGCATCAAATTGCCAAAAAGTGGAATGGAGGCTCACAGGTTGTTACTACGCCGGTGACACTGGATGAACACGGTGACCATAAATCACTGGATTCGATGGCCTCCGACCTGATTAATACCTGTATTCCACAACAATTTATCCATGATCCACGTTTGGTCGTGCTGGTTGGTGCGGATTTGGTCGCCGCCGAACAGTACCGACTTTATCAGGCTGCCGACAGGCCAACGGAAAAAATTGCCGCGCAGATGTTAGGTAGTTCGATTGCAGGCCGTCCGGCGATGGTGCCGCCCTTTATGCCGGGCAAACGGATGGTGGTGACGATGTTGCCGAACCTGCAAATTCTGACCCAGCGCAATACCCGTCAGCGTAAGGCGGAATTTGCGGACGACCGTAAGCAGTTCGAAAACAAATACCTGCGTAACGAAGGTTATGCACTGGAAACGCCAGAGTTGTACGCGGCTTATGATGAAGCGGCGGTGACAATTGGCAAGGTGGCGGAACCGACTGAAAAACTGGGTACAGACTGATGTTGTCACCTGCTCAACGCCACCGGGCTGAAGTGGCACTTCGCCAGAAGCTGGCACGGCAACAAGCGGTTGCCATTGCCGATGGCGCCAGTATGCACCTGCAAGCCCGTGCCATTGAGCAGGATGTGAAGCGGTTACGCCAGCTCACGCTGACAGCAGAAAAGGTCGAAATGAAGCGGCGGGAACTGCTGCCCAATTATCTGCCGACAGCACAGCGCTATCTGGATGAGGGTGAAGTGTACCGCAATCCGATTTTCGCCTACTGCGTGATCTGGTTATTTGATATCGGGGAATTCAGTCAGGGACTGGACTGGGCGGATATCGCCATTGAGCAGGGACAGCTCACCCCCGATAATTTTCGCAGCGGTTTTCCGGCGTTCGTGGCCGATACCGTGTTGCTCTGGGCACAACGGGAAGCGGAAGCCGGGAATTCCGTCGAACCCTATTTTTCACGGACATTTCACAATGTCACGGAGAAATGGAAAGTTCACGAGAAAATCAAGGCGAAGTACTACAAATTCGCGGCGTTAAGCCTGTTAAAAGGGGATAACGCCGACATTAAGGCAAGTAGCGTGGACAGTCCGGAGGTGCTGGCGCAGGCCGATAGCTGGCTGGCAAAAGCCCATCAATGCAATCCGGCATCGGGGGTGAAAACCTATCGACAACGCATTGCTGCCCGCTTGCGGGCACTGACAAACGAAACGCTTAACCTTAATCAATAACGACTACCGCAAGCCGGAGCGGGCGCGGTGGAGGCAAGGCACTGTGTGCTGATGGCCGTGGAAACCGGACTGCCCGCTTTTTCTTCAGGGAGGAACGCCAAATGTTTAATGGCAATACCGTGGATTACCGGGACGCGCCACTGATCAATGACGGCTTTTGGCCGGATTTGAACCTGCGGGAATTTCAGGTTAATCGCAAGCTGCCTGCGGATTTGGATAACGATATGCTCGCTAATGCGCTGCTGGCGACCGTGGCCGAGATTAATCTTGATTTACAGCACCTGAAATCCCGTTTGCAGGCCAAAGGTTATCAGTCTGCTGCGGTTGTACCGGGGATCTCGATTAACGGCAATAACGCGCTGGTCAGTCAGTATAAAAAGGCGGTTTATGCCCGGGCAAAGGCCGATTTACTGGGGGAATACACCTCATTAGTCAGCCGCGCCCCCAATCCGGGGCAGGAAAGCCCCGAAGTGCAAAAACGCCTGCTGGCTGAGGCCGCTGTGGTACTGCGCAACATGAAAGGAAAGAGCCGCGCAACGGTACGTTTGATATGAGCAAATTACAGCAATTAACCGCATTCTTGCGGGAAAACCTGCCCAAACGGATTTGTGAAACCGAATTTACCAGTGAAATGGACGAAATCCGCTTTATTCCGGCACAACGGGATTTAGGGCTGGGGCAATACCAGTTTTTCATTCAGCAGTATGAGGCGGTGATTGCATGGGGGCGCTTTCCCTATCGGGAATGTGATCCACGCAATATCCCGTTGCTGATTGATATCTGGCTGACCGAACAGGGCGACAGTGTGAATGAGGCCAATGTTGAGCAAGAACGGCCCAGCTTAACAGTGGAATTAGACGGTGATACTGCGGTTGTCGTGGTGTCACTGTCACTGGCTGAACCCGTGTCGATACGCGAAGACCCCAAGGGTATTATTCCGTTCGATAACAAACGTTGGTCGCTGGCCGAGCCGGAAATCTGGTTTGCTGAACAAGGTGCAGTACACAGTGTTGATGAAACCGGGGCGCGGATTGGGAAAACATCATGATTGTGAATGGCCAGTTGAATCAATCTCAGCTAAAAGAGCTGAAAAAAGCCGTTAACAGCCTTGAACTGCCACCCAAAAAGCGACAACGCCTACTATGGCGCATCGCCAAGTACGGGGTGATTCAGGCCGCAAAACGCAATGTGCGTAACCAGCAATCACCAGACGGGGAAAGCTGGCCAGCCAGAAAAGGCCCGTGGCGCAAAAAGATGTTGCGTAATTTACCGAAATTACTGCATATCCGGGAAATGCCCGAAATAGGGGCTGTGCGTCTTTACCTGCAAGGCGGACGTTACCGGAATGGCAATAATCCCGTATCAGCCGGATTGGTCGGCGGTGTACAGCAACATGGGATGCGGGCGCGAGTGAGCCGAAAATCGGCATCAGACGGGAATAAGACAAAAACCGTTGATTTAACGCGGAAAGCCACCATTAAGCAGGCCAAAAAATTACGGGATTTGGGCTATCAGGTTAAGAAAGGGAAAAGGTTGCGTAAACCCACCATTAAAGAAATCACTGAAAAGATGCTCTTTATCAAGGCCGGGGAAAAAATCCGCAAACTAAGCGGTAAAGCAGCCAAAAGCGCATGGACGATTGATGTGCCTGCGCGTGAATTCTTAGGACTGAACGATGAAGAATTTATGAAGGTGTTGGCGCGACAACTCCAAGCCATCAATTATGGCTGGGATGTTAACGCACAAAACAGAAGATAAGGGACTAGATTATGTGGCCACATGTTCAGGTTAATCAGGTTAACCAACTGCAGGGCGAAACCAAGGAGATTGAACGGGTATTGCTGTTCGTGGGAACAGGCAAAACCAACGTGGGCAAAACGATTGCCGTCAATACCCAGACCGATTTTGATGCGGTATTGGGAACGACTGATACCGCCCTCAAACGTCAGGTACGGGCAGCAATGGCCAACGCCGGGCAGAACTGGGCAGGGTACGTGCATATTCTGCCGGAACTGGCCGACGAACGGGCGTTTGTGGACGCGATTATTGCGGCGCAGACCATCGCCAGTGTTGAAGGCTATGTGTTGACCAATGGGGCGACCAAAGACGTGATTAAGGCCGCACAAACCCTGCGTGCCACTACCATTGCTAAATTTGGTCGCTGGCAGTGGGCAATACTGGCGGTGGATGGCCCCCAGTCTAAAGAGCCGTGGGCGGATTACGTCACCCGTCTGGCGGAACTGCAAAAGGGTGAGGCCGTGTCCTCCGTGCAGTTGGTACCGTGTCTGTGGGGCAATGAGGCAGGCGTACTGGCCGGGCGTTTATGCAATCGCGCTGTCACGGTGGCCGACAGCCCGGCACGGGTGCAGACCGGGCCATTGCTGGATTTGGGCGCGTCTGATTTTCCGAAAGATGGTACCGGTAAATCCATTGATTTAGCCACCTTGCAGGCACTGGAAAAACTGCGTTTCAGCGTGCCGATGTGGTATCCCGACTATGACGGCCTGTATTGGTCTGATGGCCGGACACTGGATGTGGAAGGCGGCGACTACCAGAGCATCGAAAATCTGCGCGTCGTCGATAAAGTGGCCCGCCGTGTGCGTTTGCAGGCGATTGCCAAAATTGCCGACCGCAGTCTGAACAGTACGCCGGGCAGCACCGCCACGCATCAGGCTTATTTCGCCCGTACATTACGTGAAATGTCGCGCAGTACCGAAATTAACGGCGTGACGTTCCCCGGTGAGGTGAAGTCCCCGAAAGACGGTGATGTCGTGATCACATGGCGCAATAAAAACACCGTGGAAATTTATATCACTATCCGCACTTACGAATGTCCGAAAGGCATTTCTGTGAGCCTGTTGCTGGATAGCAGTCTGGAGAAAAGCGCATGAGCCAACGTATTTCAGGCCAGTCGGTTGATTTTAATATGGACGGGGATCTGGTGCATGCCGAAAAGGTCAATCTGTCCATTACCGATAACACCGCCGCCGCCCAGACTCAGGGCGTACCGGATGGCTATATCGCCGGGGATGTCGCCGCTGAGGGAGAGATTGAACTCAGTACCAAATATCTGGAAATCGTCACCGCGAAAGCGCGCAGCGCTGGCTCATGGCGGGGTATTCAACCCGTTGACCTGATGTGGTACGCCAAAGCCGGCAACGAAGAAATCAAGGTGGAGGCGTACGGCTGCAAGCTGATTGTCAGCGACATTCTGGACGTTGACCCGAAAGGCGGCAGCGTTATGACCCACAAAGTGAAGTTTGTGGTGACCAGCCCGGATTTTGTGCGCATCAATGGTATTCCCTATCTGGAAGCGGAACTGACGCAAAGCCTGATAGGGTAAGGACAGAACTCATGGAAGAGCATGAAAAAACGTTTGTGACGCTCGTGCTATTGGGGGCACTGATTGCGTTAGGCAAGATGCTGACCGGCAATGAACCGATCACCTTACGGCTGTTTATTGGCCGGATTATTCTTGGTTCGGCGGTGTCAGTGATGGCAGGCGCGCTGCTGATTTGGTGGCCGGGTATCAGTCCGATCGCGGTCACGGGGATTGGCAGCGCATTAGGGATTGCCGGATATCAGTTAATTGAAGTCTGGCTACGTAAGCGCGGGAGCGCATTGCTGACAGGGAAGCTAAAGAAATGACACTCAGTGAAAAGCAGCAGCTATTTGCGGTCAAGGTAGCCCAATTGATTTTATGGGCCGATGAGCACGGTTATCGCGTCACGTTCGGGGAAGCCTACCGCACCCCGGAGCAGGCAAAACGCAATGCACAGCAAGGGACAGGCATTGCCAACAGTCTGCATACCCAGCGTCTGGCAGTGGATCTCAATCTGTTTATCCGGGGGGAATACCAGACCCGCAGTGAGGTGTATTTACCTCTGGGGGAATATTGGGAATCCCTCGGCGGCACATGGGGCGGGCGTTTTTCCCGTCCCGATGGTAATCATTTTTCGCTCGAACATAACGGAGTGAAATGATGCTTAACGCCCGGATGATTTATGTTGTTGTCGTGGCGTTAGCGTTCGGTGCGGGCTGGCGTGTCAATCACTATTACCGTGACAGCCTCGAGCTGAATATCACACGGGCAGCAGCCAGCGCAAAAGAGGCCATGCGACAGGAGTTGCAAGCCATTTCCCGCGCCTCCGCTCGGCAACTGGAAGATAAACTGGAGGGGATCGCCAATGCCGCCCCACGAGAAATCCGTACTGAAGTGGTCAAGCCTGTTTTTACTGCTGTGTGCGTTAGCCCTGAGTTTGTCCGGCTGTACAACGACACTGCCGACAGCATCGGGCGAACCTTATCAGGAAAACCTGCTGAAAAAATGTCAGACACGATTACCGACATTAACCGGCACGACCGGCAATAATATTGCCAATATTTTAATGGATTATCCGGCGTTATATGGCAATTGCGCTGCCCGGCATAATCAGTTAGTGGACGAAATTAATAAGAGAAAGGAATTCACTCATGAGTCAAGAAAATAAAGTTATTACGTTAGTTATCGCGGAAAAAGAAATTCATTTTGAACCGAATATTATTGCTTATAACAGCATGATTAATGACATGACGCTGGATAATAAAATTGTCCCGATTGTCACTTACCTGCGCCGCATTGTGTGGCCAGCCTCAAAAGCCGCACTGGATGAACTCCTGCAAATCCCCGGCGCGGCGATGCAGATTGTAGAAAGAGTCAATGCAGAATATGCACCGAAACTGGATATCGAAATAAAAAACTAAATGCACGGGTTAAGGCAATTGACAATAGTTTATTTGAACAGGCCTTAATATTACGCCGTCATTATTTACCGCATGAAAAAGATAATACGGAAAATTTAGCCCGTGCCATCTGGTTAGATAATCGTTATTGGGAAAATACGCGCATTGCCACCGCGAATGGTATTGCGCTGGCGTTCAGGGGTGAACCATGAGTCAGGAATTAAATTTTACCTTAAGCCTGATTGATAAAATCACACAACCGCTGGCGAGTGCGAAAGCGGCGGTGTCCGGGTTTGCCCAGTCTTCACAGGACGCCTTCGGCAAACTGGCGATTGGCGGTGCAGGGTTGGCCGCTTCGTTCTGGTCAATCAAGAGCTTTCTGGATCCGGCCATTGAAATGGATGAAGCGCTGAAATCGGCCTCCTTGCAGGGCATTGACAGCAGCGTCATGAATAAAGTGGCCAAAGATGCCATGACGTTCAGTTCCCAGTATGGCAAGTCGTCCATTGAGTTTGTGCAGTCCGCTTCGGAAATCAGCAAGGCGGTCAACGGGCTGTCACACAGTGATTTGCCTCAAATGACCACCATTGCCAACACCACGGCGGCGGCCCTGAAAAGCAGTGCCAGCGATACCGCCGGTTACATGGGGAAAATGTTTACCCAGTTTGCCAGCCACGCTAACGCCGTCGGTCATCTCCAGTTTGCCGAAGAACTGGCAGGCAAGGCGGTGATAATGTCGAAAACGTTCGGCACGTCGATGTCAGAAATCACTGACCTGATGGAAGGGGCACGGGCGGCCGGCACTCAGTTTGGTGTGGGCATGGATGAACAATTAGCGGTCTTGGGAGAACTTAACCGTTCGCTGGGCGGCGAAGCCAGCGGCGCGTATGAGTCATTTATTACCAATGCCGAAGCCAGCGGCAGAAAACTGGGCCTAAGTTTTACCAATGCCTCCGGCAAGTTGTTATCCATGCCGGAAATGCTGGAGAAATTGCAGGCCAAATACGGCAAAAGCATTGAAGGCAACCTGAAAGCGCAGGCCGAAATTGAAGCCGCGTTCGGGGATTCTGCCGTAGTCGTTAAACAGCTTTACGGCAATATCGATGTACTGCGCAAGAACATGACGGCACTGGGCGCAAATGATGGCATGAAGCGTACCCGTGAAATGGCCGAACTGATGGCGAACCCGTGGGAACGGCTGCAAGCCATCTGGCAAAATATCCGTATTGCGGTGGGGTCAACCCTGCTGCCTGCGGTGTCTTCGCTGGTCAACCGGATGGCGAACATCAGCCAGTTAGTGGTGCGCTGGCTGAAACTGTTTCCCAATATCGCACGCTGGATTGGCTATATCTCGGCGGGCATTATCGGATTCGCGGCAGCGGGTGCTGTGGCCAATATCGTGATGGGCGTATCCCGTTTTATCTGGTTGGGTTTGATCCCGTTATGGAATACCGGGGCATTTATGTTTTCCCTGCTCACGGGAAGAATGAATGTGATGTCGAAAGCCAGTGCCGGGTTAACCAGTATGCTGGCACGGATGCGTACCTGCCTGATTGTCACCAAGATAGCCTCTTGGGCTGCTGCTGCCGGGATTACCGCCATGACATGGCCTGTACTGGCCATTATCGCCGTGGTGGCGGCTTTAGTGATTGCGGTGATTAAATTCTGGCAGCCGATTAAAGCGTTTATTAAAGGCTTTATTCAGGGATTCGGTGATGCCAGTGATTCACTGGCACCTTTGTCACCCCTGTTCGATGTGTTGGGGAGCGCCATTAGCTGGGTCTGGAAAGCAGTTAAAACCCTGTTTGGCTGGTTTGCCGATCTCTTGTCTCCTATCCAGTATACGGATGAAGAATTACAGGGCGTGACGGAATCTGGCCGCGCTTTCGGTCGTCTGGTGTCGGGGGCCATTGGCTTGCTGATGCTGCCGCTGAATCTGGTGATAAAAACCGTGAGTACGCTGGCGCAGATATTTGGCGCGGCATGGCAGGCGATTGGGCAAGGCTGGAACAATTTATGTGACTGGTTCGGCAATTTTTCACTGGCTGAGACGTTTTCCGGTATGGCAGACAGTGTTGTCAACCTGTTTAGCGGATTATGGGACAGCATAAAAGCGTCATTTGGTGAAGCGTATAACTGGATTGTTGAGAAGCTGAACTACATTCCGGGCATTAACATTGAAACCAAAACCCTTGAAGGTGGCGCTTCAACCCCGAAGCCATTCGTACAGCAGCCGATTGATAACCCGCAGGTCGCGTCAACCGTTATCACAGGCGGGCAAATGAAGGGGATTGGTAAAGGCGGCTTAAACCAGAATCTTAGCCGCAATAGCCAGACATCCATTGATAACAGTCGCCGGATTGAAAACGTGACGCTGAATGTGACAGGCAACGTCACTCCGGGACAACTCACAGAATGGGAGCAGGTGGCTTATGGATGAGCCAAAATACATTGATTTATGGATTACGGGCGGGGATTTTACGCTGAACTCCGGGAATGAACCGCGTTTTTGCGATAACCGCTATTCGGTCGGTCAGGACTGTGTTCACGCCATTATGGAAAGTGGCCTTGCCACCGAGCTGGTCGCCGAACGCAGCCCGACCTTACGGGCGGATATCCGTACCCAGATTGAAATTCTGGTTGAGGACGATGAGCGGATTATTCCGGGCACCGTCAGCATTCATGAAGAGTCACCCACCAAATTATGGATAACAGCGGAAACCTACGATTTTGGCCGCCTGAGTGTGAGCGTGGGACATGGACACTAAACCTACCATTGATTATGAAAAGGTACTGCGTGACAGCGGGATGCCGACCACGGAAGCCGACATCAGCAAAGCCTTTGCCAGTGTGGTGGACGAAGCCGGGCTGGTCACTAACACCTCGCGCATGTCCCCGTTCTGGCGGCTGATTAACACGATTGTCACGCGCCCGGTGCTGTGGCTGAAAGAGGCATTAATCAATGTCACGCTGAAAAATATGTATCTGGCGAGCGCATCCGGTTCATGGCTGGATATGTTCGCGTGGGGCGTGAACCTGAAACGCAAGCCTGCTTCGGCGGCACAGGGTGTGATCCGTTTTTATAAGGCGGCCGGAGCCTCCGCCGTGACCGTGCCCGCCGGAACGGTGATCCAGACCGAACGCCTTAACGGGGAAATTTACCGGGTCAGCACCACGGAAAGCGTGGCCATTGCCGAGGGGGTCAGCAGTGCTTTACTGCCTGTCACAGCCGAAGTAGCAGGCGGGGCATTCAATCTGGCCCCCGGTTATTTTCGCATTCTGCCTGTGGCGGTGTCCGGTATTGCGCGGGTACAAAATGAAGAAGGCTGGCTGTTAACCCCTGGCGCGGATGCCGAATCCGATGATGATTTGCGTGACCGTTGCCGCAACCAATATAACCTCGTGGGTAACTATCATACCGATGCGGTGTACCGGGGCATGATTGCAGCCGTGGCGGGGTTAAGCATTGATCGCATCTTCTTTCTGCATGATGCGCCCCGTGGGGCAGGCACCGCCAATGCATATCTGTTGCTGGATTCAGGCGTCACCAGTCAGCCGTTTATTGAGGCGGTCAACGATTACATCACCAATCAGGGCCACCACGGGCATGGCGATGATATGCAGTGCCTGCCGATGCCGGAAACCCAGCATGATTTAGCGGTCACGCTGTTTGTGGTCAGTCTGGCGAATTACAGCAACGAGCAGATAGCCACCCTGAAACGGGATATCGAGAACCTGATCCGCTGTGCCTTTCGGGAAAATAGTCAGTATCCGGTGAAAAAAACGTGGCCCTACTCGCGTTTTTCCTTTTCCAACTTAGGGCGGGAAATCCACCGTGAATTCAGCGAGATTGAATCCCTGACCTTTTCTCTGGGGGATATTCTCAGTGACTTAAGTGTACCACGGCTGAAAAAGCTGTCGGTGGAGGTGAAAAATGTCTGAGTTCAGGCAACGTCTTCAGCGATTGGCCCTGCCCTCATGGATGGATAAGGGTGAACCTGCCAAATTACTGGGGGCGGCGCGGGCATTCTGGACACAGGTTCACGGCTGGCTGACATGGCCGCTGGCGCAACTGGATGCCGAAACCTGCACCGAAGCGTTGTTATCGGTGCTGGCCTATCAGCGGGATATCCAGCGTTTTAATGGCGAACCGTTGCCGCTGTTTCGCAAGCGCGTGAAGTACGCCTTTATCAACGCCAAAGATGCGGGCAGCATCGCCGGGTTTATTGCCATCTTTGAACGCCTCGGTGTGGGCTATGTGGAGCTACTGGAACGCCAGCCGGAGATTGACTGGGATGTGATTATCCTGCGCCTCAGTGACAGCCAGATAGCGGCTAACCCTGATTTGCTGATGAATATCATCCGTCAGTACGGGCGCACCTGCCGTCGTTATCGCTTTGAAGTGATCGCGAAAAATCAGTTGCTGATGCGGGTGGGCAGTATCGGTGCAGACTATTGTACGTATGCTGCGGCTATTCCGACTCAGCCATTATTAATAAAAGTAGGGCATATTGCAGGCGTTGCCGTCTGTGACAGTGCCCGCCTCAAGGAAAGCAGTGCGCCGAACGTCACCTACGGTGCATCATTATAAGGAAATTGTATGTCTTCAGTGATAACGACAGACTTTGAAAAATGGAAAGCCCAACAAGTAGCCGCAGGTCAGCCTGTGGTGCTGGATGAATTTGTCTTTGCCAATGTGCCAGACTTAGACCCTACACAGACTATCAGTCGCGATGAAAAATTGCCTGTGGAAAGTCAAATCGTCCACCGTCAGGCGGTCAACAAAACCGGACTCGCCAGTGAGAACGCCGTGGCTTACAGCGTCACATTAGGGACAGAGGTCGGTCACTTTGATTTTAACTGGATTGGCCTGATAAATAAGGCCTCCGGCGTCATTGGCATGATCACCCATGCGCCCACGCAGAAGAAAATCAAAACTGCCAACGGATTGCAGGGCAACGTGTTAACCCGCTCCTTCTTGCTGGAGTTTGAAGGTGCCGCGACAGAAACCGCCATCATCACCACCGCCGAAACATGGCAGATTGATTTTACCGCCCGTCTGACGGGCATGGATGAAATGCAGCGTCTGATTAATACCGACAGCTACGGTGAAGCGGCCTTTTTCGATGATGGCTTTGCTGTAGTACGTCAGGGCGAACAGTACCTTGTTAAAAAAGGGTTGGCCTATGTCGGCGGCCTGCGCGGGATGTTGGAATTTGACCAGACGCTTAACAGTCTGCGCAATACCCGTGTGTATGCCGATTTTAGCTATCAGGGCAATCTGGTGAGCCAATGGCAAACCGTAGTGAAAATGACCGCCACAAATGAGCTGAGCAACTATGTGGATGCCGCAGGCTACCCGCATTATGTGTTTGCGGTTGCACAGATTGATAGTAACGGCAATGTGGCTGATTTACGTCGTAAAGGGTCATTGAATGATCGTGATATTGCGGCCCTAAATGGTGAGCTGAACAGAGTCAAACAGGATTATGCCACGAACCCTGCATTAAATACGGTCAATGAAAATGCTAACAGTCGCCTCGAAAAGAAACAAAACGGAGCGGATATCCCCAATATACAAGAGTTTGTTAATAATCTTGGTTTGACAAAAACAGTAGAATTGGCGATTCACGCGCTGGATAAACGCTCAGGAGGCACAGTCACTGGAGATGTAGAGGTGACAGGGACACTCCGTGCAGAAGGTGCCGTACATGCTGGAAAAATTGCATTGGCTACATGGGGGGATATTTCAGGCGGAATATGGGGGGATTACCTGAGTAAATATCTCGAACGAAAATATTCTGATATCGCAAAGAACGGCGCGGACATTCCAGATAAAAACGTCTTTATCAATAACCTCGGATTACGGGGAACAGTAGAGCTGGCAAATAACGCGTTGGATAAACGTACGGGCGGGACGGTCAGTGGCGCGGTGACCGTAGGCCAATTAATGACCCCTGCACTGACGGTGGGGAGTGGTGGCGTTTATGAAGGCAGCCGTGATGCCGCCAGTTTCGAAGGCAACAATATAGAAATTCGTTCATGGTACGGCGTTGGTTTTAAATCGACACACAATAACCCCAATGATGTAGCCAGCCTCTATGTTGACACACGCAGTGGCGATATTGTGACGCGTGGCAATGTGCTCGCCCAAAAGTCAGTCCATGCCGGAGAGGCCGCGTTCGCTCCATGGGGGGACATTTCAGGAAGTGTTTGGGGGGGGTTCCTGAGTAAATTTCTCGAACGAAATTATGCTAAAAAAAATTCTGGCGAAATTGTGAATAGAGGGTGGGTAAGAGACGAATCGACAGGTCTGATTATGCAGTGGGGGACAGAGTCAAGCAGTGGTAGAAATTTCAATTTCCCGCGTATGTTTTCCGAGTCGTGTTTCGTTGTTCTGGTCACCAATGCGGACGCACAGGGACATCGCATAGATAACGCGTTTGGCTACCCGGTGAATAATGCCGAGTTCTACGCCGCGACAAAACGAGAAGATGGCATAGTTAACAGTTTTCCCGTGACATGGCTGGCCATTGGGAGATAGCAATGAAAAATATTCAACACAATAAAACAAAACGAAAATCCGATAATGACTGGTTTTATAGTGCCGCTGAAAATGGTTTTGTTTACCGGCCGTATGATGAACCGGGTGCTTATCCAGACGACCTGAAACCAATCACCGATGACTTGTATAAAAAAATGTTTGCAGGCCAATCAGACGGTAAACAGATTGTGGCCGGTGCAGATGGCCTGCCTACCTTGATGGAGTTACCCCCGCCAACACAGGATGAATTGCAGCAACAGGCGGAATCTGAAAAACGGCAATTGCTGAGAGCGGCTGCAGAACACATTGATATCTGTCAGGATGCGATTAATTTGAATATTGCGACCAGAGAGGAAAGAAATGCATTAATTGAATGGCGAAAATATCGGGTGTTACTCAATCGGGTGAATTGCGCTAATGCACCCGATATTCATTGGCCGGAGCAACCCGAATAATGCACTGGCAGCGTAAAACGTTGCAACTGTCCCCGGATTTATCGGGGCTGTCTGCGGCTATCGTGCCTGTTCATCCGTTTATTTACGGTATCGGGCAGCAGACTGACAGTGGTAGCTATTTAAGCCCGGCCAATGCCATTGAGACGTTGGCGACTAAACTCACGGGTGCGGGCAATATTAATAGTCTGATACTGATGGTGTGCGCCAAAACCCACGCGGAATTTATGCAGCATCTCACGCAGTTTTCATCAGTGCTGCCACTGCCTGCCTTTGCGCAGGTCAAACGGATGGCAAAGACCGCCGAAAGTCTGGCCACGACCAAAATGCAATTGCCGGGCAAGCTGGGCGGCGGGTTACCACTGCCACAGCCCTTATCCACCGCAACCAGCCGTCAGGCAATCAATGCACAATTGATAGCACAAGCCAAAGTACAGGCCAGCGCAGGCAGCAGCCTTGCCGGGTTAAAATCCCAGTTAAGCGCGCTGACCGCCGCCCGGCAATCCGCCTTGCAGCACGTCACCGATGCCATGAGCGGACTGGCGGGAAAATCCGCCACGGTCTGGGCGTTCGCCGGGAAAGGGAACGGTGCACATGTGGCAGAAAAATTACGTAAAAATATCCCCGAACCGGACGCCGTGTACACACTGGCCGTGTTGTTTGCCGGAAACGATCTTCGCTCATTAGAAAGGATGCTACACCATGAGCCAAATTATCACCCTCGCCCTTGATGGCGAGGCCATTACGTTAAAAAGCCTGACCGTCACGCCATCCGTGATGTTTCAGGATCAAGACCAGAGCGGCCAGTCTTCCAGTACCGCCGTAGCCGAACAGGGCATCAAGCCGAAAGAGTTGCGTATCACGGGCATTATTCCCTTTACCGAACAGAAAACCCTGTCGCGCCTGTTTGCGCTGGCGGAAGCCAAAGACAATGGCAACCTGAAACGCTACCGGGTGGCGAATCTGACCGCGCAGGCCATTAATTTTCGTATCGGCACGTTTACGGGTACGATAGATGCCAGCAAGGTGGACGGCAAACAGGCATGGCAGGTCACGTTTACCTTGCGCGAGCATTTATCGGTGGCGGAGAAACGCGATGCCCGTGCCACCGGCGCGATTCAGGCGAAAAAACAGACCGGACAGGGTGGCACAAAAGCCGGGGAAGACCCGGAAAAATTAAGCTGGTTCGAACGCGAGGTCTTAAAACCGATTAATGACGGCATCGGAGGCGCAAGCGAATGAAACCCATCCAGCGACTCTACTTATCCGGCGATGAAGTGCATGTGGTTGATGCCAATCTGATGCTGGAACTGTCATCCTGTGGCCGGGGTTTTATCACAGCGGAAACCACTACCGATTATACCGGGAAACTGGTGCGCCTTGAGGTGGGTTATCCAGATTTGATGCTGCGCTGGTTTACGGGTTATGTGGAACGCTCGCAGCCTGCCCAGAACGGCTATCAGCGCCTGTTTGTGCGTGAACTGGTTGGCGTATTTGATAAAGCATGGCCGTGTTCGTTTCAGCACCCGACGTTACGCCAGATAGTCGACTGGTTGCAAGAACACAGCGGCCTGACGTTCACGCTACCGGATGCGCCGTATACCGATACACCCATCCCGCACTATACCCATAACGGTACGGGCTACCAGTTACTGGGCAGTCTGGGCCAACTTTTTACCATTGACGATTATCTCTGGCACCAATTGCCGGATGGTTCGGTGTATCTGGGCAGTTGGGCACATTCGATGTTTCAGGGCAAGCCTGCTGAAATCCCCAATGAATTCAGCCAGAGCCAATCGGCGGGCAATGCCATGACCATCCCCATGATCCAATCCCTGCGCCCCGGTTTTGTGGTCAATCAGCAGCGGCTGACCAAAGTCAATCTGTTGAATGAAAACATGAGCATCACATGGCAGCCGAAAGGTCAGACGGAGAATAAAACCCCTGCCCAGCGCCAGATTGATGCCGCTTACCCTGAATTATCCGCTGGATTGCATCTGCCCAAACTGGCCCGCATTGAAGCCCACACCGAAAACACCGTCAGCGGCGATCTGTCTGACCCGTTCCGCCCGCGCTATGCGGTCGATGTGCAATTGCTGGATGATAACGGCAAAGATGCCGCTGCCCCGGTTTATCGTGCAGTTCCCCTGCCATTGCCGATGGCGGGCAGTGAATCGGGCCTGTTTCAGTATCCGCCTATCGGTACTGTGGTGGAAATCGCCTTTGAGGGCGGGCGACCCGATAAACCCTTTATCCGCCAGACCTTAAGTCAGGGCAACACCCTGCCGGATATCAAGCCGGGTGAACAATTGCAGCAGCAGCGGGCGGAAGTCTCGCAGCGGGTGACACAGGAAGGGAGCTGGATACGCCAGACCGACCAGACCATTAACGAATCGTCCATGCACCGCGAAATTAAGGCCGACACCGAAACCCGCACTGTAGTGGCCCGTGATACCACGATTCAGGCTACGGATAAAACGCTGGTGTTAGGCACATCCACCTTATTGGCGGGTGCAGTGCAGCAGGTGGCGGAGGGGGATTACAGCCTGGCCACATCCGGCAATTACCTCGCCAGTGTGGGGAAAAATGCCACTATCGACGTGGGCCAAACACTGATAGAGAAAATCGGCTTGTTGAAACAAAGCATCGCAGGCGTTAAACAGGAAATCGTTGCGCCTGTCGTCTGGGTGGGCAGTCCGCAAATTAACGTGATGACGCTGATGTTAGAGACACTGGATGTGGTCAAGGAACTGGCCGAACTGACCGCCGCTCATACCCATCACAATACCGGCGCCCCCCAGAACGCCAGCGCCATCAGAGGCACCGCCCATAAATCCGATGGGCTGAAACAGAAGTATTCGCCTGTGATTGGGTAA